TTCCAAATGGTCTGCTATATTGTTGCCTAGCAGAAACTTATGGTTTCTTAAAAGGTCCAGCTGATATGCTGCAATTGTATGAACAAAAATATCAACAAGAAGTACAAAAATTTGGAGGAGAACAAATAGGTAGAAGACGAAGAGATGACTATACAGATGGAGAACCTCGTATACCTGTCAGATCACCGACACCTTAAGGATTAAATTATGGCATCAACATTTTCAGATCTTGGTATAGAACTAATGGCAACTGGCGAAAACGCCGGTACATGGGGAACAAAAACTAATACTAATTTACAAATTGTAGAAAAAGCAATCGCTGGTTACGTAGAAAAATCTATTGCTGGTGGTGCACAAACAACAACATTAACAATTACAGATGGTGATACAACAGAGTCTACATCCGTTGCAAGACACGCTGTAATAAAATTAACAGGCACAATTACAGGTAATCAAATTGTAACTGTTCCAGATTCAATTGAAAAAGTTTATATCATAGCGAATGGAACAACAGGATCTTTTACTGTTCAATTTAAAACTGCATCAGGAACTGGTATAACTTTTGGTGCATCTGATAAAGGAACTAGATTAGTCTTTTCTGATGGAACAAACATAGTTGATGCAGGTGGAAGTGTTGGAGCACATGATTTAAATGGTGAGGTATTAACTTTAGATGCTGATGCTGATACGACAATTACAGCAGACACAGATGATCAGATAGATATTGCAATCGCTGGAGCAGATGATTTTAGATTTACAGCAAACACATTTACTGCTTTATCAGGAAGTAGTGTCGTTATACCTGATGGTGGTTTAACTTTAGGAAGCACAGCGGTCACTTCAACTGCAGCAGAATTAAATATTTTAGATGGTGTAACTTCAACAGCTGCAGAGTTAAACATTTTAGATGGAGTTACTTCAACTGCAGCGGAACTTAATATCCTAGACGGAGTTACCGCAACTGCAGCAGAATTAAATTTAGTTGATGGTATTACAGCAGGAACGGTAGCTGCATCAAAAGCGGTAATAGTAGATTCCAATAAAGACATATCTGGATTTAGAAATTTAAGTATTACAGGAGATCTCACTGTTGCTGGTGATGATATTACTATGGGTACAAATACTGCAGGTAATTTATTAGTTGCAGATGGTACAAACTTCAATTCAATAGCCGTAGGTTCGTTATCAGAAATATCTTCAGTAGCTAACGATGACGTATTATTAGCAGTTGATACTTCAGGTGGTGGTCTTAAAAAAATTGCTAGATCGACACTTGTATCAGGACTAGCTACATCAGGTGCAATATCAAATGTAGTGGAGGACTCTACACCACAACTAGGTGGTGATTTAGATGTTAATGGTAATGCTTTAGTATCTACATCAAATGGTAATATTGCTTTAACACCAAACGGAAGTGGAGTTGTTAGAATCGATGGATCTAATGGTATTGACATACAATCAGGATCTATATCAATTAAAAACTCTGGCTCTCAGTCTTATGTTGATTTTTATTGTGAATCATCAAACGCTCACTACGCTAGATTACAAGCACCCGCTCACTCAGCTTTTTCTGGTAATATTACATTAACTTTACCAGCTACCACGGATACAGTTGCAGGTATAGCGGCAACACAAACTTTTACAAATAAAACACTAACTTCACCAAAAATAAATGAAGATGTGGCTGTGACTGCAACAGCAACAGAAATAAATTTATTAGATGGTGTGACTTCAACAACTGCTGAGTTAAATATATTAGACGGGGTAACAGCTACTGCGGCAGAGCTTAATATTCTAGACGGAGTTACTGCAACTGCTGCGGAACTTAACATATTAGATGGTGTTACATCAACAGCAGCAGAGCTTAATATTTTGGATGGCGTGACTTCTACAGCTACAGAATTAAATATAATGGATGGTGGCACATCAGCAACCTCTACAACTTTAGTGGATGCTGATAGACTTGTAACAAATGACGCTGGCACCATGAAACAAGTGGCGTTAACAGATGTTAAAACATACTTATCAAGCGCAGGATTTAGCACGGATGATCCGACAGCTCTTGCAATTGCGTTAGGTTAGGTTATAAAGCAATAGGAGGATATAAATGGCAAATACTTTCAAAGTGGTGACTTTTGCAGCAGAGCCTAATTCTGCAGGCACACCTTACAAAATGTATACTGTAGCATCTAGCACGACGACAGTTGTACTAGGTTTAATACTTACTAACATTCACAGCTCTGCAGTAACTGCAGAAGTAGAATTAGTTAGTGATACAGCTAACAGAGGAGGTGCAAATGATGTTGCTAATGGCAC